GTTTAACGACACTTTCATCCTTAATTAAACGCGTAATATGGACAATTTTACTAAAATTATCTACTACGCGTAGCGGAACCCATTTCTTAAATTTGGTATGAAAAACGCATTCCATTAATTCAATCTTGTTTAAATCTACGAATTTATCTTCTGAAATATCTTGAAAATCATCTTCATCATCACTTTCTTCAATAGCATCTAGGTTCTGGTTCTCTTTGATTTTACGAAAGAGTGAATTCATAAAAATACTGGTTTTAAAATTTGGTATGCCAGCAACACCATAATAAACAGGTTTTCCATTTTTACCAAATGCGAATAGATGGTAGATATCAAATTGTAGGTCAGCAGAAACTTGAAACACAGTAGGATAACGATATTGAGGGCGTGAATAGTCACATGCAAATGATTCTGTCTCAAAAACAGGTAATACAATAGATTGTTTAACAGGTTGTGATTTAACTACTTGTGCTAGATTTACTTTACGTGTAACTAAAATGTTTAGGTATGGCATAATATCTTGAAACGACCGATATTGAATATGATGAATGATATATCCAGTATTTTCAGATACATTGGATGGTAAAATGGGAGAACAATCAAATTCACCGTCGACTTTGTTTTCCCAGATAAAAGGTAATGAAATAGAAATACCATTTTTATTTAACAAAAAGTCACTATTTTTGGACATAAATTGATAAATAAAATCCCAACGTTCTCTAAAATTAGATTTTCTAAGTGGTATACCAGCATAATAATAAATATCTTCTATAACAAAATTATTGCTTTTGCTATCGCTTAAATTATCACCTAAGTTATTACTATTTACACTATCATCTATGATAGAACCATATAGGATAGTGCCTAGACAAAGGTTTGCAAAGTTATTATGATTAGAAAGGTTGCATCCAGTATTTACAATTTTAGTAAATCTTTTTTCTTTATTCATATGCAATAGAAAGCAAACGTTTTCGGTTCCATAAAAGGTATACCAGAGTAGATATTTACGTCCGTGTGGGATTGCTAAACAAATATTATAAGAGGGGGAAACTTTCTTATGGGCAATGGTTTCATAGGAAAGTTCAAATGATGGATATCTATCCATAATATTATCAAATTCTTCTTGTGATAATTCTTGCATTTTTTCTAGTTTTATAAAGATACTAATATTATCAATGAATGTCTATATGATTTTTTAATAATCTATTGGTAAATCTAATAATAGATTCTGTCAAATTGATAATTGGTCTTTCAGAAAGTTCTCTAAATCTTGATTCATCTCTTCCTTTTCAATTTTACTAATATAGGAAGCAGGTTCTTGTTCAGATTCTTTAATAATACCCATGAGTTTTTTGTATTTTTCTAGTTGTCCATTTACTAAATTTTTTGTTTTTTTTGTTGAGAAATGGTCTAACATATAGTTCCATAGGTGTTGGCAAAGTAGAATAATAAATAATGAAAAAATGATTGTTATAATAATATTTGTATATGCGGAAGTAGAGAACATTTACTTTTTATGAGACTTTTTTTTGGATTTTTTAACGGATTTTTTATTGTTTTTCTTTTTCGATTTTCTGATGGATTTCTTTGTTTTTCTGCGTTTTTTTCTACTTCCACCTGGCATTTCCTTTGAAGATGGTTCATTAGTGGCAGGAGCAGGAGGAACAGCAGTAGTAACAGCAGGAGGAACAGCAGTAACCGCAGTAACCGCAGTAACAGCAGCAGCGGCAGCAGCGGCAGCAGCAGATGCAAGCGCAGATGGTTCAATAGGGGAAGAAGATTGTACAATAGGTTTTTTTAGTTCACATGATCCAGGAGAAAACCAATTAGCAGCAGTACCAGCAATGGTACTATTACATACTTTTTCTAATTTTTGTTCAACAATCTGCTTAGGAGTATTTTCTAATTCTTCATGTAATTTTGCAACATAAGAATCTTTTGTAGTGTCAGTTACAATAGCATTATTATCATTAGCAGAAACATTTGGTTTATAAAGAGAATCATCAATACTAGTAGAAGTAGGTTTATCGGAAGCAGGAGGAGCAGGAGGAACAGTTTCACCAGAAGCAGGAGCAATAGAAGGAGTAACAGATTCGCCAGAAGTAGGGGCAGCAGTTTCACCAGAAGCAGGAGGAACGGTTTCACCAGAAGTAGGAGCAGCAGTTTCACCAGAAGCAGGAGGAACGGTTTCACCAGAAGTAGGAGGAACGGTTTCACCAGAAGCAGGAGGAACGGTTTCACCAGAAGCAGGAGCAGCAGTTTCACCAGAAGCAGGAGGAACGGTTTCACCAGAAGTAGGGGCAGCAGTTTCACCAGAAGTAGGAGGAACGGTTTCACCAGAAGTAGGAGGAGAAGGAGCATTAGTTTCGTCATTACCATCGAGTTGTTCAATTAACATTTCAATCAATTTGTCATTTTCTAAGGTATTAATATCAGGAATACTTTTAATTTTTTCAAAAATTGTTGCTGCAATTGATTTTTTCATTTTATTTATTTCTTCATCTAAATCAAAACTAGGAATACCAGATTGCTTAGCAAATGCTGATGCTTTTTCTGCTTTATCGAGCAAACTACCTATAGGAGATTTTGGGTCACTTTTAAATATATCTAATTGTTCAGTTAATAATTTCTCAATAGCATCAGCATCAGGTTTATCAGTTTTAAACTCAGATTTCAATTTGTCTAGTAGTGGTCCTACTAATATTGAAATGATTTCATGTTTTATTGTGCCGATTGGGTCAAGTAATTTTCCATCCAAAATATCTTTAATAGTTTTTTGTAAATCTTCCTCTATTTCTGTAATTATTTGTTCATTGGGTTTATCACTCTTTAAATCTTCAAGAGGAATTTTAGTTGAAATAATTTCAGCAGTAGTGTTATTAATTGTGTTTATACTAGGAATAGGATTATCTAATCCTAGTGGTTTGCACATACCATCTGCCATTAATTGAATACCTTGAAATGCCGTTACGGATGCTGAAACAGGAGGGGTACTTTCTACAACCATAAGTTGTATTAATAACAGTCGTTTTAACATTTTCTCTGACGGGTTTACTGTTTTAACAAAGATTCTTAATGGTGGTAATATTACAGTGAAGAATTTTACAATAAATATTTGTGCTATTTTTTTAATAAATTCTACAATATCTTCTGGTTCTTTAACATTATGAAGCGAAGTTAATATTTCCTCTTTTTCTTTAGTATTAAACATTGTTTGAAACATTGGATTTACACCTAGAGCTTTTTCAGCAACAGTTTTTGCAATAGGAATAGCAGCAGTAGTCAATGTTTTACTAGCAATAGATGCCATATTACCAAGAATGGATGGTTCACCATCCGTAGCAGTAGGTTCATCAGCAGCAGCAGTAGGTTCATCAGCAGCAGCAGTAGGTTCATCAGCAGCAGCAGCAGTAGGTTCATCAGCAGCAGCAGAATCTTCTGGATGGTTTTTTTCTGTTTTTTTTTCTGTTTTTTTTTCTAAATCACCACCCTTTCCTTTCCGTCTAGTAATACGCTTACGTCTATTATTACGTTTTGCCATATTTTATATTTTATAAAAACCTTAATTATAATATAATGATAAAAAAAGAAATAGAGACAACCCAATATATAATATAGATTATATAAATGTCATTTTCAATTATTGTAGTAGAAAAACTAGGTTCTCTCAAAGAAATTACCCTAAAGACTCTGGATGAAAAAGAATTGTATAAAAAGGCAGGGTTTAAATCTGCCGAAGGATTTCAATTACAAACAGAATGGGGTGCAAATGTAAATGATAAACAATATACTATTTCAATGTATGGAAAGACTGATGGACGTGCAGGACAAGAAAACAAATATGAATTTCCCCCACCGATTGATACGACATTATTTTTCGGTGCTTGCGTATTAGTAAATAAAGTAAATGGAAAACCAGCAAATCTAACAGTTCCAGAGTGGAAAAACATATACGAGTTTCTATACGGTGGTTTTGAAGATATTGGTGATGAAGATGAGGAAGAGGAATCAGAAGATAGTGTAGATGAAAATGTTCCAAGAACAAAGGATGGATATGTGAAAGATGGATTTGTTGTAGAAGACGATGATGACGAAGATGAGGATGAGGATGATGACGAAGACGACGATGACAATGAAGTTGAAGAAGAAGAAATTATCGTTAAACCAAAGAGGAGTAGGAAATCAAAGAGTTCAACTTCAGTAAAAGCATCATCAAAAACCCCAAAAAAAACAGTATTTGAGATGGTAGAACAAGCAAGTTATTTGGATTGTACAAGTGAATTGAGCGAGGAAGAATATATCGAATAATAAAAAATAGGAAGATGGAAAAATGGAAAGATGGGGAAAAATAGGAAGGTAGAAAATATATAGGTATATAGTATAAAATATAAAAATGGCAAAAGGGTCAGTCGGACATTCAGGTTCAAATGGTGGAATAATGGGTTCAGGAATATTTGGTTTGTTCGGAACAACAATACATTGCAATTCTACAGATAATTCAATGTATTGCAATATAATGAAATTGTTCAATTTATTAATCGTTCTATCAGTAGTTTTCTATATAATGTATTTAGCATATTATTTCTTTATTCAACCTGCAATGAAACGTAGAAGATAAAAAATTGAAAGAAAACAACATAGATATATAAATGCTATAATATAATAAGTATTATAGAATTTCGGTTATAAAATGGAAATAGCAGACCCAGTAAAATTTCGCGAAAATGTTTGTGACCGTTTAGATGCAATTCTAGATGATAAAACAATTGCAACCAATATGGAAAAGGGTATATATAATTATGCGATAAAGGAAGCAAATACAAAAAAGATTATTAAGAAGTGGGACAATCCCTATTTTGCGATTCTGTATATAGATAGATTGCGTAGTATCTATTTTAACATAAAAAACCCTGAATTATTACAGCAAATTAAAAATAAAGATATTACACCACAAACAGTTGCATTTATGACACATCAAGAGTTGAATCCAGAGCACTGGAAAGAGTTGATTGACAAAAAAATCAAGCGTGATGCGAATAAATTCACAATGAATATTCAGGCATCAACAGATATGTTTACGTGTAAGAAATGTCGGTCTAAGAAGTGTACGTATTATGAATTGCAGACACGTAGTGCGGATGAACCAGCAACTATTTTCGTAACATGTTTGGATTGTGGTAAGAATTGGAAGACGTAGAAGAATGAAGAAAAATATATCCAATATTATTTTTTATTTATTTTTATTTATTTTTTTAATGACTATATCGCAGATATATCCAATAAAAACACCTAGTGCTAAATTGCCAGATAAATAAGAGGATAATGTCGTAGTGATAGTAGTGACCCAATCATTATCAGGCATTTTTAGTATAGCAAACCAATCACCTGTTTTATAGGCAACAACAAACATAATAGCAATAATAGCAGGCATAGGAATAATGTCAATGAATTTAAAGAAAATCATACAGAACAATATAAAAAAGATGGATGCGGATATGCTTGATAGTTGTGTCTTTGCCCCATTTGCAATATTGAATCGTGTTGGCCCACCGAGAACAGAACCACCCATACCATTGGTTAATCCACATAAAATGTTACCAAAACCCTGTGTTACTGTTTCTCTAAATGAATTGCCTTTATTATTTAACTGGTCACCAACCCTACGCACATTAAATAAAGATTCAACAGTTCCAGCAACTGCCATTGCTAAGGAATACGGCAATATCTTTAAAAACTTTGAATAATCTTTGTCGTCTTTGGGAAGACTAGGTAATTTAAAACTAGGGAAAATAGTTTCCACTTTTCCCTTATCTTTTACTTGTTGAACCTTTATTGCGGGCAAAAGGAAAAGTGATAATGTTAAAATAATAATGCTAGTAAATGCACCAGGAATCTTTACAATGCCAGGTATTTCACCATATATGACAATAATTAAACCAATAATAGTTAAAAGAACACTATATGCTAACATATCACCCGAGAACCATTCTTTATCATTTAATTTAAACTCACGAATTTCACTGTTTAATATTAACAATGCTAATCCACACATAAAACCCGACACTACACCTTTTGGCATAATATCAATTATTTTGTAGAGACCAGTGAGACCGATTATCCACTGCATTAAACCACCGAGTAATGTTGCTAAAGGAATATATTCTTTACCAACAAATGTAGAAACACCTGCTAAACTGGTAGATGCTGCTGCGGACGCACCGCTTATTAAACCAGGTTGCCCACCAAAGATAGATGAAAAAAAGGATATTATCATAGTACTTTGAATGCCCGAACTAGGTGAAAGACCAAGGGAGAGTGCAAACGCGATTGCTTCAGGAACAAGTAAAATGGATATGGTTAATCCCGAAATGAGTTCTGTTAAAACTTGATTTACTGGTAAATTTTGTATTTCCATTTTTTACAATATTTATAAAATGATTTTTATTATATATATATATATTTCTAATATATACATATTTCATTAAATAACTTCCAAATCCTTGCACTTCCAATATTCACAACCCCCATTTGGCAAAGGACGCTTAATAATAAACGGAATTTTTCTTTCTTCGAATTCTTTCAAAGCAATCAAATATCCATCAATGACACTTTCATCCACATCCACGAATGGTTTTGCACCAGAATTCAACTGTTTCGCACGTTCACCCAATATACGTGCTTTTTCGTAACGCGTAATAAAAGGCAAGGTGCGATGTAGGGGGTCAATAATGGTTCCAGTTTGGTCACGTACAACACGTGAAAGAATATCAATCTCATCATAATTGCAAGATTTTAATTCAGGGTGCCAGTCAGCAATGATATTTTTAGAAATTTCAGTCTCAAATTTTTGCAAATAATGGTCATCTTCTTCTTCCTCATCATCATCTTCATCTTCACTAAATTGTGGAAAACTTTGTTGCTGACGCATTGCTGCTGCTGTTGCTGAAGAAGCAGTCTTTGTTGTTTTTTCAAAAATATCATCTTCTTTTTCAATGTCGTCATCCATATCTTCATCATCATCGTCAGCATCTGTGTCATCTTCTACAACATCATCATCTTCATAATCTGGGTCATCATCTTCCTTCTTAGACGGTATTTTTTTTGGTATTGTTGTATCTAATTCATCTTCTGCTTCCGCATCGATTTCAATATCCGCATCATTATCATATGTGTCATCATCATCTATAATTGGCATTCTTGACTATAAATATCTATATTATTATATTTCTAAATAGATTGTCGTTGTTTCAATTTTTTACAATTTTTCTAAACTTTTGTAGAATCGCTAGTAGTCCATTTAGTATCGCAAACTGCACACAAATAAAGATATTTCATATTATCATCATCATATCTAATATAAATAACTTCTGAAGGTGTTTTCTTACTAGCGTTACTAGCAGAAGCATTACTAGCGTTACTAGCAGAAGCAGAAGAACTATTGGAATTGCATTCAACATTCGGACATTGAATATTATGCATACGGGGAAGAGTCGGGTCTAACTTAGTATATTCATTAATAATATGATGAAAATTTTCTGTCTTTTTAAATTGAGTATTTAAAACACATTCGCCAGAATCAGCAATAGTTTCATCGACATTACCACAATAACGACAATAATAAGTGAGTTTATTAGTATCACTAGCATTTAAACCAATATAATACATATTATCGCATTTTTCACAAAACTTCATTTTGCCTATAGGGGATAGATATAATACGCGTGGATTATTTATTTCATTTTCATTCTTAATTGAATTCAATTTTTTGTACATAAAAAATTGAATCGTCAGCCATTTCTAAAAAATTGAATAATCAAAACGTAATAAAAATATCTTACAATAATCTATTAACCAATGGCAAGTTCAACCTCGCTAAATGTAAAATCATCTAAATTAAAAACTACCCATTCCATTTCTGGTAAACAGTATGCAAATTTTAAAGATTTTATTATAAAACATATACGAAAATCGGGGGATACAACTGAAATAACGCATACACGAATAGGTGATAATAAAGATATACGCGGTGGAAGTTATCATATAAGTGATGATGAACTGCAAATATTCTGGCAACTGTATTTTCGTGATGTTGTTTCAAAAGGTAACCCTGAATATTTGACAGAAAAACAGCGTGAAAAGGATGGACCCATCGCGGTTGACTTGGACTTCCGTTACAATTTTGATGAAATAAATACAAGACAACACGATAAAGAGTTGATAGAGGATTTGGTAGATACCTATTTAGGTGTATTAAAAACCATGTTTCAGTTTGACGATGACACGTATTTTCAAATATTTGTGATGGAGAAACCAGATGTAAACCGTTTGGAAAGTAAAAGAATAACAAAGGATGGTATTCACTTGATAATTGGTATTCAGGCAGACAGAATCATGCAAGTTATTTTGCGGGATAAAGTGATTCGGGAGATAACAGAAAAATGGGAAAATAGATTACCTTTAACAAATGATTGGGATAGCGTATTTGATAAGCAAATCTCAACAGGTTCGGTAAACTGGCAACTGTATGGTTCTAGAAAACCAGATAACCAGCAGTATCAATTGACATATATATACGATATTCAGTTTGATACGACAGACAATGAATTTCAGCGAATGAACGTAGAGTTATCCAAGTTTGATATTACTAAAAATATCGAGAAATTATCTGTACGTTACAAGGATTTTCCTGCCTATTTTATCAAGAATGAATTCACAAAAACATACAATGAATATAAGAATTTACAGCAATCAGGTGGTGGTGGGAAACTAACGAATTCAATGATAGTTTCTAAACCGATTAACCCACACTTTGCGGATACACAGTTGCATACGATTTTGTCTATTCGAACACCAGACCAATTGCAATGTGTAGTGGATGCTTTTCTAGATTCGGTAAAATCTATCGATTATGAATTGAAAGAGGCATATTATTATGGGATGGCACTACCACCAAAATACTATGAAACTGGATCATATGAGAAATGGATACGTGTAGGTTGGGCATTGAAAAACATCAGTTATTTATGGAGTAAAGATAATCGTGGTGATGGAGATATTCTGCTTATAGTTTGGATAGCATTTAGTGCCCGCGCAAAATCCTTCAATTATCTTACGGATATTCCTACGCTAGTTGACAAGTGGCGACACATGAACTATACGAATACTGGTCTCACAAGAAGGTCTCTAATGTATTGGGCAAAGGAGGATGCTTTTGATGAATACAAGAAGATTCGTGCAAATAGTGTAGACCATTTTGTGGAGTTATCGCTAAATTCAAAGTATAGTGGATTATTATCGAATTCGAAGTCATTAGTGGATAATGATGTTGCTGAGATTCTATACCAATTAAACAAGGATTCCTATGTGTGTTCTAGTTTCAAGGAAAACAAATGGTATCGTTTTACAGGTCATCGTTGGGTATTCAATGATTCAGGTGTTTCACTCAGTATTTCCATCTCGAATGAACTAAAGGATTTGTATATTAAGAAGCGTGAAGAGACATTTCGCCAGATGCAATCAAACACGGATTTTACACCAGATGATGGAGATGCAATTGATAAGAAGGATAAGAAGGATAAGGCAAATCCTGTTCGCACAAGATTACAACAATTGGTTACGATTGCTGATAAACTAGGGATGACAACTGAGAAGAAGAATATTATGACGCAAGCAAAGGAGAAGTTCTGGGACACTGATTTCACCAAGAAATTAGATACGAATCCAGATTTAATTTGCTTCAAGAATGGTGTGGTGGATTTCAAGAACAAGGTGTTTAGAAATGGATTACCTGAGGATTATTTGTCAATGTGCACAAACATCAATTATATTGATATTGATAAGGAACAAGAGAAGTATGCGAAGACAATGGATGAAATCAATACGTTTATGAACCAATTATATCCCCAAAAGGAATTGCGTGAGTATATGTGGGATCATCTAGCATCAACGTTAACAGGATACACGACTGCGCAAACATTTAATATGTATATTGGTATTGGGCAGAACGGTAAATCAGTGTTGGTAAATTTGATGTCAAAAGTATTGGGAGATTATAAGGAGGATGCATCGGTAAGTTTATTAACAGGGGCACCGCCGAAGGCAGGTGCAGCAACACCAGAGTTAATGGTATTAAAAGGGAAACGATATGTGGTTATGCAAGAACCGAAGAAGGGTGATTCAATCAATGATGGAACAATGAAATTATTTACAAGTGGTATTGATACGATTTCGGGTCGTCAATTGTATGGCACATCTGAATCCTTTATTCCACAGATGAAATTAGTAGTTTGTGCGAATATTATGTTGGAAGTGAAATCCAATGACCATGGTACATGGCGCAGAATTCGCGTAGTAAATCATGAGTCACTCTTTACAGAGAATCCAGTATCGGGTGACCCAGAGAAACCCTATCAATTTAAAATAGACTATAAGATAACAGATAAATTTGATGATTGGAAGGAGGTATTTGCAGCAATGTTAGTGAAGCGCGCATTCAAGACAGGTGGTAATGTTAAGGATTGTGACATTGTTATGGCAGCAAGCAACAAGTACCGCGAGAGTCAGGATTACATTGCGGAGTTTATTCGCGACAATATTATTGTGGATGCCAAGGGCAAGATTAAGAAGACGGAGTTGAATAACACATTTAAGATTTGGTATGAGAGTACCTATGGAAGGTGCGGTGTTAGTCCTAAGGATGTACATGAATGCATGGATAAGAAGTTTGGGGCACATAAGAATGCGACATGGAATGGCGTTCGTGTTAGGTATGAACGTGATGATTTGAATATTCCAGAGATGGTTGATAATAGTGATGTAAGTAGTATTAGTGATAATGATTTGTAAAAATTCAATATTTTATAAAAAAAAAGTAAAATATTGAAATCGTATCAATAATCATTGAAAAAGACATTGCCGTTAACAATACTATAGAGGTAGGCAAAAATAAAATAGATAGATTTTTCAAAAAGATAAATGACCCAGGGATACAGAACGATTGCTATAACAACACCGATTTTTACAATACGTGATACATTTTTTATATCAAAATAGAATAGAATAATCAATACTAATAATAGGATATAATAAACCATAAGTAAATATCCATGAATGTTGTTTTGAAATTCAATATTTGTTATTTGATACATTGCACGTTGATTATCGGCAGAATAAATATTGGATACTTTATCAATTTGATTTTTTAACATATTATTCTGAAGTTTAACATTTTTATATGTGGTAGATGCATTTTCATCATAATAACTACCAGCAGGTTTTGAATTACCAGAAATAGTTACCCATGATTCTACAAAATTTTCAGAAAACCCACCAGCAAAATGTTCTTGTATAATAGTTTTTTCTAAAGTATTTTCATAACTATTATATTTATTTATATCATTTAGTAGATTCATTGTTTCGTTATTTAAATTAAGTACATATTTAGTTTCATCTAATTCTGCTTTTGTTTTATTATATAATTTTTGCAATTCTTCATAATCTTTCAATAATTGATTATATTTTGGTAAAAGTTCGTTATATTTTGCAACAATGATTAACGCATCGCTTAGTTGTTGTCTTGTTAATTGTAAATCCACGTTTGCTTGGTGCAATAGGTTAGATATTAATTCTATCTTTCTATGGTTTTCTTCTATTTCGTTCCGTTTGGTTCTAAGTTCGTCATCCGCGTTTCTAATTCTATCATATGCATCTCTAAGTTGTCTGTCATATCTCTCTATTGCTTCTCTAAAATTATTTGCTTCCTCTCTTTCTTTTCTGCAATCATCTCGTGGTGGATCTCTTCTTTGTTGTTGTCGTCTAAATAAATTTTTTATATTAAAAGCTTCTATATTTAAATTTTTCATATTATATAATAAAATTAATTTGCTATTATATAATTAGGTAAAAAAATAAACATTTTATTAATCTCTTTTTTATATCCAAATGGATAATAACCCTAATATTTTGAATAATTGCTAAATTCAAATGCCGAATTAGGCATAGTTTCAAATGATTCATTTATTGAACCTGACATAGTATTAAAGGAACTAACAGAACCAGGAACACTAGTAGGAAGACTAGTAGGAATACTAGTAGGAATACTAGCAGGAGGAATAGCAGGAGGAATAGTAGGAGGAATAGTAGTAGGAGTAGCAGGATTACCTGGAACACATTTACGCTCTATTACTGACCAAGTTGTTCCTCTTTCAGAACAACATGATTCGCCAACACAAGTTGCCATATCAGGATTTCCTACTAAACTATGTTTAGTATCATCACTTGCAGTAACAATACTATTCTTTGATAAATCAATTAATGAAGGCAATTCTAATTCACTAAAATTCATATTATTTCTACTATTTATTATATAATAATCATTAAGCAATATACCACCAGCACCACAAATTAATATAATAACAAGTATTTCAATAATAATAGATGGTATAGGAAAAACACTTCCTAAAACAGTTAATACTATAAATATAACTAAAGCAATGATAGTAACATATAACATATGTGTGTAATAAGAATAACGTTCATTAAAACTATTGTTAAATCCCAATAGTCGTTTTTGTGTAGTGTATTCATCATCAATATCCCGTTTTTTTCTATTTATACGGTTATATTCGTTATTAACTATATCATTTAATGCAATTCCAGATGGTGCTGATGTAGTTATGGATGGTGCTGATGTAGTTATGGATGGTGCTGATGTAGTTACTGGGTTATTACCTAATAATCCAGTTACAACAGAATCTGTTATACCAGACATTAATTATTTAATATATATTATAATAACAATATTATTCTAAATCTATCTTGATATAACAATGGCCCCTATTGTTAAAAAAGCAACAGTTAATGTTGCTAAAAGGAACATATTATTCTGTTGAATAAGCATATGTCTAGCATCTTCAGTAATTCCATCCTTAAAGTTTTTATTTTTATCACTTCTAATAACACTTTCACTATATTCTTTTTTATACTTATCTTCAGTAGTCATTTTAAGATATGTATTACCATATTCAGAATGCATATCTGATACACTCATTGTTGTAGCACCTTCTATAACGTTTTCATTATAATGATTGCTAAATTTATTTTCATATTTGTTGTAAGGTGCATAATCATTTGATGACATATTTCTTAAAATAGTTGGAGAAATTATACTATCATTCATTGTGCTAAATGGTTCATCATTAACAACTATATTACTAGATCCGAACATATTTATTTGAGATATTGTAATAACGTTACCTTTAAACAATTGATGAAAAATAAACCGAAAGAATTTATATTTGTTAGGAGTATAAACATCAAAAGATACAGGTTTGCTAATATCAGCAGGAATATTTTTTAAATATTGTTGGTCAACAATACTCCATTTCTTACCATCATTTGAACCTGCTACAAAAAAAACTTTGGGGAAATTATTCCCTCTAAATTCTGTTTTAAAATCTATTAAAATACTATATTTAACTAAAAAAATACGGTTAGGCACTTGTATCTGAATCCATTCACCTGCAATGTTTACGCTTTTATTACCGATATGAGTATTCCAATAAGTTTTGTCATCCCCGCCACCAATATATTTTGATATAGTATGTTTATCATCATAAGGATCTTGTTTATAATCTGAACTATTCATTTTTGCACATGACCAACCTTTTTTATTTTCAGAAGTATCATTAAATACGTTATATGCAGCATTTTCTTCTGATAACTGGGATGATGCAGAAACCTTATATATTCCATTTAATATTGATAATTTATCATCTGTTTTATCGTTTATATTTACTTCATTATGTGTAAATGGAATAGTAGTAGGTGTAATTGTAAATAATGACATATTATTATTCTTTTTGATAAAATAATAATATATTTCTTTTTTGCAAATTTAAAAGTTTGCAAGGATATATATCTGTTTTATTATCCGTATTATTATAATTATTTCCAGGTTCTCTAACCCATCTTAATAAAAACATATACTAACAAAGAAGATGCTAAAACAGTTAATAATAATCCTGTATAAATATTTGCGTCATTTTGCATTTTTTGTTCAGTGAAAACACTATCTCTATTTCTTGAAATTTCCTTTAATTTTTTATCTAAATCATCGCGATTCAATACTAAATTACCATAATCATTTACAGTATAACCTTCAATTGTTTTTGTTGCCGAATATGGTTCATAATTAGAAAAACCTTCGTATTTTGGCATTATATACTATTATACTATATTTCTATTTCTATAAAATGCGAAAATAACAAATACAACACCAACAATTCCTACTCCTAAATTTATAGACTGTAAAAATTCATAGGAATATTTCTGTTTTGTATCTAAATAGTTTTGGTCTGAACCATTATGATTGTTTTGCAATTTATCTAACTTTTCACCATAATCGCGATTTAAACATAACTCACGTCTTACACATTCTTGATTATTATCACCCGATGATATATTCTTACATCTAGTATTTTCCCATTCATTATCATAAACATTATTAAGAAGACAATCTTCTCTAGTAGGTAAGTTATTACTTATATCAGCATTCGTGCTATTATACCAAAAATCATTCTTATTAAAACTAACTAATAACCTATGTGTATCTAAAGTTTCATTATTATATCCAATTAACCTATCTGAATTATTAGGCATTATAGTATATATATTTATTTTGTTATTGGAATATTTTCCCATTTATACATATGTGACCATTTAGTGCATATCATTTTTGTTCCCTTTGTTACTTTATTACCACGATGAAGCGAGTTTTCTATCATTTTTCCATTATCATCTGTTGACCAAAAAAGAATAGCTTTACCCTTTTCTGGTTTTATTTTCAGTCCTATTTTTTCAAATTCTGTTTCACCACCTTCAAAATCATCATTCAAATATATCATGAGTGTAGAACGACGTTCTCCTGCATTTCCATTCATAATACGGCATTTCTCTTTATCGTTATAGACACAACAATCATAATGACTATCAAATTTGCCGTTTATATCATATTTTGCGACTTGCAATGCTTCTTGGTTCTCTCTTGGTATTTTTGTCATATAAACACTAATGTCCGCAATTTTTTCAACTAACGGGTCTTCTTTATTCTCAATCCAACATGTTTTACTTAGTCGATATTTTTTATCTAAATCACCTGTTTTACTATTATTTGCTGCATTATCATTATATACTTCTGAATCTACATAACCTTTTTGATTTGCTAATTTTATAATATGGTCACATTCTTCATGGGTGATTAAATCTTTAATTTCTATTACTGTATATCCATCTATAGTATTCTCCTTTATTTTTCCAGGTGGTATGTATGTATTTATTGTAGGATTTTTTATTGTTGAAAATGAACCAAACGAAGTATTATTATAGTAATAAAAAAATAAAAAGGTGAAATTAAATAGGATTAAAAATAGTAGTCCTAGATACATTCTTGTTAGTTTCATTCTTTTTTACAAGTTATAAAATTTAAAAAATTATAAAAAATAGTATATAAAAAAAAGTATATACTATTGAAACATTTTTTTTTATCAAACGCATACACGATAATAATCATACTTTAATGCTGTTTGACTATTTCGTTCAAACCTACATACTTGTCCAGGACGAAGACAAATAACAAGTGATTGCGGGTCAAATCTACATATTTCGGGTAATTGTTTCAAATCTTTTATGTTATATTTTTGAAATAATTCTTTTACTTCTGCGTCAGTGAGAACACTGCATTTGGGTACTAAACTATGCTTTAATAAATTATATTGAAGACGCTTAATATTATGAATCACTACAAATACACCATCTTGTTCATATATATATTTCATTTTGGCAATAATTGTATCATTTGGTTCATCATCAATAATAATCATAAGAGTATCATCTTTTGTTAATACAGAATCAATTGTATATAAATCCTCAATAATATCATCTAAATTTTGTCCTCGGATTTGTTTTGCAGATAAATAGAATTTCACATATACTTTTCTACCCTTTTTATTAGTAACTAACATATCTAGTTGATTATTCGTACACATAGCATCAATCTCATTAATACTAAATCCTAAATATTCTGTGATATCATAATCAAGATATTC